CAGGTGGTTCCCATATCTTTTTGGGTCCCACAGCTTTGCATTATGTCGTATGGCGGCTGTTACTTTCGTTCCTGAAGTTACTTCTGTTAGGAGATCTTTTAACTGAAGGTTGCTATCGAATAGCAGGTCTATACATTTTTGACTTACTATTCGATTGTATAATTCAGTTCCTTTGTTCTTCTGTCCTATGTAAAAGGGCTCTGGCACCCGGGCTTCTGCAAGCAGCCATGTTTTCCAATTTGCTGTCCCATGAGCTAGCGATATTGGTCTTGCCTTTTTCCAGTTTAAAAGAATCATCCGCGCTATTCGTAAGTCTAGCTCTGATGGTTCTTGGTAACCGGTCAAACCAACTCCTCCTATCCACTCTGGAACATACCATGGAACATGAAACTGTTTAAGCAGCTCGCGGTGCATGTTAATGAACGTCTTGTGCACTGCCTCCTTCATAGAGGGTGGAGAAATTTTCATAAGCTCCCTGTATCTGGTCCCCAAGTTATCATCTTTGTCGCTCTGGTCTCTGAGACCAACTGTCTGGCCTGACCTTTTTAGGCCATTCATGAGCCCCATATTGATGTACTTGGTTTCCACAAATGGTGAGTGGCGTACTGCGATGGACCCGTCCGGTCTTCTGTCGAAGAACTCAGTAGGATTTTCCTCGTCTCGTTGAAAGTTCGTTGAATTTATATTAACGAACTCCCTAGAGTAGTAGGTCTTCCCAACTGATTCCTTCAGTCCAAAGAAAGAACTAATCTGTCGCCACGCTTCTAAACCTTTTTGTGTGCATCGCATCGCTATGTCGTCTCCGTTGATCATACCTGGCCAGTCTCTTAGATGTGTAATTTTCTTCGAGTCTAGTTCGTATGCCCACGCTGACACTGTTGCATTTGCGATACACAGAACAGGAAAACTTGTGATTGCCCCCATCAGCTGTCCCGTACGTTGTAAGTGTAGTTCTCCTTCCTCATCTTCAATATAGTTGCGTGTCAGATTTCTTTTGAACATGTTTCGCTCATATCCGAATACGTTGGTTTCATCACATATCGCATCCGCGATAGTTTCTGATATCCACGATTCGAGGTTGTTCGTTGCTGCTTCATAGTCTCCTGACAGGTAACCTTCCTTTTCGCCTAATCGCATCCCCAATTGGTCCAGCATGTATTTAGCTGTGACTGGTTCGCCGATAAGGTGGAATGCTTTGTGAGATTTGAGGGTTTTCCACATCTTCCTCTGTAGGCCCCTTAGGACAGTTTGTGTGAATGCCGGTCCTTTTGTAATCACTCTAATCTTTAGTGCCTCCGGCAGTGCCACGGGTTCCACGATGTTCGATGTCCCGCTCTCTTCTTGAGCGGCGATATCTAGCATCCGATACCATAAGACTGCAAAGGCATCTTCGAATTGTGAGTTACTAACTGGCATATTCACCACATCCTCTGACTCGACCTCTTCCTCCTTTACGTCTGTCTGCATCTTCAGATATCCCCCTGCCACTCTCAGTCCATCGAGCAAAGTCGGGTGTCGTAAAATTTC